ACGACGACGACCAACTCGACGCCGAGAGCGACAGCGGCCAAACGCTGCGCCAACGCCTGGAGATCACCGGCTGGAAAGAGGTGCGGTCGAAGAAGTCGACGAAGAAACGCGTGCACAAGTGGCTACTGAACGGCTCGGGCGTCATCGACGACTGCGGCTACATCGCCGGGCCCAACATCCCGATCGTGATGACCTACGGCAACCGCGCCGTGATCGATGGGACAGAGCGCGCGTTCGGCCACGTTCGCATGGCCAAGGATGCGCAGCGCCTGAAGAACATGGCCATGAGCAAGATCGCGGAGATTGCGTCGGTGTCGTCGACGCGGAAGCCCATCTTCCTCCCCGAGCAAGTGCAGGGCCACGAGAACGTCTGGGCGAACGCGAACCTTGAGGAGCGCGCCTACCTGACGATCAACCCGATCACCGGCCCGAATGGCGAGACCCAGCCAGCGGGGCCCGTTGGCATGACCGAGCAACCCGACGTCCCGCCCGCGCTCGCTGCCCTTGTGCAGACCAGCGACGCCGACATGACCGACATCCTGGGCAACCAAGGCGGCGCCGATCAGCTCGTGAGCAACGTCAGCGGCAAGACCGTCGAGGCCATCCAAGAGCGCCTCGACGAGCAGACCTACCTCTACGTCGACAACTTCGCGAAGGCTCTCCAGCGCGAAGCCGTCATCTGGCTCGGCATGGCGCGTGAACTCTACGTGGAAGAGAACCGCACGATGAAGGTCGTCGACGAGAACGGCGAGTCTGGCGGGCTCATGCTCCAGCGGCCCAACATGACCGACGATGGCGCGCTGTACCTGGAAAACGACCTCGATGACGCTGACTTCGACGTCGACGTCACCATCGGCCCGTCGTCGGCATCCAAGCGCAAGGCCGTCGTCACGCAAGCCACCACGCTGCTCTCGGTGGTGCAGGACCCGCAGACGCAGCAGGTGCTCACGTCGTTTATCCTCATGAACATGGAAGGCGAGGGCGTCGGCGACCTCAACAAGTTCGCGCGCAACAAGCTCATCCGCCTCGGCGTCGTGGAGCCGACCGAGGAAGAGAAGCAGGACTTGGCGCAAGAGGCCCAGGCAGCCGCACAGAAGGGTCCAGACCCGCAGCAGCAGCTCTTGCAGGCAGCGGCCATGGAGGCAGCGGCGAAGGCGGAGAAGGCCAAGGCCGAGGTGCTGGAGACGTTCGCCGAGACCGAGCTCAAGCGCGCACAGACGGCCCGGACGAAAGCGGAGATCCCCGGCATCTTCCGCGAGAGCATGACGCCGACTCCCCCCTTGCATTTGCGTGGCCTTCGTCGGTAAGAAAGCCGCAGACGACAACAGATACCGCTGGCAGGGCCCTCGCATGGTGCGGGGGTCTTGCTTTTCTGGGGTGTGTCGGCGAGAGTGGTGGGGCTAGGCCGAAGCCAAGCGCCGGTCACGTCTTCCGGAAAGCTGTGCGGTAGGTCGAAAAGCTCGTTGGCCAACGTGTCGCAGAGGAACCCGCCCACAAGGCGGGTTTTCTCTTGCCAGCTTGCGCGAAGGGGTGTCGCGGCGGTACCCTGTCGCCACGGCAATCCGGCCCGCCGAGCAACCAAGGGCTGAGCAAAGGTCACATGAACAGCGAGACGCAACCACAGGCAGAGGTGGCAGAGGCACAGGAGCAGGTCGAACAGGAGACGCCCCCAGAGGCCGCAGAAGCCCCGAACGAGGCATCCGCCGAAGTCGAGGCCAAGCCCGAAGAGAGCGCCGCTCAGAACGAGTCTGCCGAAGTCCAGGTCACCATCGGTGCATCGCCGGCACCCGAGGAAGAAGCCGAACACGAGAAGGCGCCCGACTGGCTCAAGCAGCTGCGCAGGCAGCAGCGAGAGACAGCCAAAGAGAACCGGGAACTGAAGGCACAACTGGCGAAGGTCCAACAGGCGCAACCTGTCGACGTCACCCAGCCCAAGCCCGCCCCCCAGCTCCGCGACTTCGAATGGGATGAGGACAAGCACCGCGAGGCGGTCGCGAAGTGGGCGGAGGAAGAAGCCGTTCGCAAGCAGGCGGTGAAGCAGAGAGAGCAGCAGCAGGCCCAAGCGGTGAACGCGATTTACGCGGACTTCACCACCAAAGCCGCCGAGCTCTCGACGAAGGTGAAGGATTTCGAGCCAGCCCGTGAGCTCGTCGCCGACATCCTCGACATGCACCAGCAGAACGCACTCTTGCGCGCCGCTGACAACTCCGCAGTCCTCACATACGCCCTCGGCAAAAACCCCTCAAAGGCCCGCGCGCTCGCTGAGATCAAGGACCCTGTGAAGTTCATCGCGGCGTTGGTCAAACTGGAGCAAGAAGTGAAGATCACGCCGCGCAAACCCGCATCCACCCCGGACCAACCTGTTCGTGGGGCGAATGGTTCGCCGTCGACGACAAACGGGGAAAAGGAGCTTGCGCGTTTGGAGGCCGAAGCCGAGCGGACGGGTGACCGTTCCAAGGTGATTGCCTACAAGCGGAGGCTCAGAAAAGAGTGACGACAAATGGCTTCGTTTTCCAAAGAAGAGCGTGTTGCATTTGACCAGCTGATCGAGGGCTTCGACGACGCCCTCGTGACCTCCAAGTTGGTGCGCAAGTACCAGACCGATCAGGTCATGATGGCCCGCACCGGCGACGTCATCTGGCGCCCGATGCCCTACATCGTCCCGTCGTTTGACGGCCAAGACCAGACGGGCAACTTCCAGAGCCCCGTTCAGCTCTCGGTCCCGTCGACGATCAGCTTCTACAAGTCGGTCCCGTGGCAGATGGACCAACGCGAGCTGCGTGACGCCCTCCAGGAGCAGCGCCTCGGCATGGCTGCTCGCCAGCGCCTCGCCAGCGACATCAACCGCTCGATCACCGACCTCGTGTGCAACACGGGCACGGTGTTCATCAAGAACGGCGCGGCTGCCTCGGGCTTCACCGACGCCGCCCTCATCGACACCGCGCTGAACCGCCAGGGCGTGCCGATGGAAGACCGCAACTGGGTGGTCTCGTCCAGCGACTACAACAACATGGCGGGCAACCTCCAGGTGGCGTCGCGGTCGTTCGGCAACGAGATCAGCGACAAGGCGCTGCGCAAGGCGTTCGTCGGCGAGCTCGGCAACATCCAGACCTACAAGGCCGACTACCTGCCGCGCAAGACGGCGGCGGCTGGTGGCGCTGGCATCACCATCTCGACCCTCGCTGCCGGCGTGAACATCTACGTCCCGCAGGCAACGTCGACGGCCACCACGGGCCAGAGCGGCAACGTCGACAACCGCTTCCAGCGCGTGACCGTCTCCTCGACGACCAACGTCGCGGCGGGTGACGCCTTCACCATCGCAGGCATCGAAGAGGCGCACGCGATCACCAAGCAGGCGACGGGCACCCTGCGCTCGTTCCGTGTGATCAGCGTCGACAGCGCGACCACGATGACGATCAGCCCGCCGATCATCACGGCGGCGAACGGCGAACAGGCGGCGGTGCAGTACCAAAACTGCGTGGCCACCTCGACGTCGGGCACGGCCGCGATCGTGTTCCAGAACACCGTCGTGGGGTTCATGAACCCCTTCTGGTGCAAGGACGCGATCGAGATCCTCCCCGGTCGCCTCGCCATCCCGACGGGTGCCGGCGCCGAGGTGTTGCGCGCGTCGACGGAGAACGGGATCGAGGTCGTGATGTCGAAGCAGTACGACATCAAGAGCGGCCAGATCCTGATGCGCATCGACACCCTCTACGGTGTCGTGAACCTCCAGCCGCAGATGACCGGCATCGAGATGTTCTCGCAGACCTGATGCCTGAGGCGCCTCCGGTTCGCTGGGGGCGCCTCTTCCTTCTTCCTTCCTCTCAAAGTCTCCAGGAGAAAACACCATGGCTCTCGTTGTTCCCGCCTTCGGCTACGTCGATGTCTCGGTCCCTGCGTCCGCTGCGATCGCCGTTGCCTCTCGTGGCCGTTTCGAGGTCTCCCAAGTCCTCGCCGGCTCCCCCAACCAGCCGCCGCAGCTCACCTTGCTGCAAGCCGTGCAAGCCAACCCCTCGGGCGGCAATGCGCAGTTCCTCTCGTCGACCTTCACGACGGCGACCACCGTCCGTGTGGCGGCGGTCGGCGGCTACCCGCTCAACTACAGCGTCGGGACCAACCCGATTGTCGGCGCTGCGGTTGAGAGCCTCGGCGACCAGCGCGCCGTGACGCCCTCGGGCTTCGCGGCCATCAACGCGACGGCGACGGCGACGGTGGCGCAGCTCTTCTCGGGCGGCATCACCTCCTCGACGGCGGCCGCGGTCGTCATCACCGCGCCCACGGGTGCACTCATCGATGCGGCGGGCACGTTCGCCGTCGGCGAGAGCTTCGACGTGGTGCTCATCAACACGGGCGGCACCAACGCGCTGTCCATCTCGGGTGGCGGTCACAGCTACCTCGGCACCATCTCCACGACGGCGGGCGGCATGACCGCGCGCTTCGTGAAGACCGCTGCCGGCGCGTTCACCGTCTTCCGCATCTGACCGAAGGCTTGGGGTCAGCCTCTGAAAAGCCCCACCACTTCACACACAACGACGAGGCCCGCGCGTGTCCGACTTCCCCACCATCGTCTACAAAAGCCCCGGTCGTCACAGCGGCCCGCCTGGCAAGACCTACGACTACAAAGGCGTGGCTGATGAGGCTGAGATGGCCGCTGCGCTCGCTGATGGGTGGTTCCGCACGCTGTTCGAGGCTTGCGATCCCCCCGCAAAGCCTGCCCAAGCGCCTGTGGTGGACTCTGGCGGGTTTTCCGACGAGGCCCCGCCCACGCGCACGGAACTGGAGACGAAAGCCCGTGAGCTTGGCTTGAGCTTCGACGGGCGCACGACCGACAAGCGGCTTGCCGAGCGCATCGCCGCTGCTCTCGCCGAGGGGTGACCCGTGAGCTTCACGAAGCGCCAGTTTGTTGAGCAGGCCATGGCTGAGATCGGCATGGCCACCAACATCTTCGACCTCCAGGCCGATGACCTCCTGCGCGGATGTCAGCGCCTCGACACCATGATGGCGTCGTGGAACGGGCAGGGGATTCGGCTGGGCTACCCGCAGAGCAACCCCAACGACGTCGACCCCGACACCGACACAGGGATCCCCGACTGGGCCAACGAGGCCGTGATCGCCAACCTCGCCATCGTGCTCGCGCCTGCCTTCGGTCGCACACCGATGCCTGAGACGCGCGTGGCGGCGACGCGCGGCATGAACGCGATGCGAACGCAGACGGCCATCCCGCCGCTGATGCAGTACCCGCAGACCCTCCCAGTGGGCTCGGGGAACAAGCCGTGGCGCAACACCAACAACCCCTTCTTCCAGCCCGTCGACGAGATCGAAGTCGGGCCCGATGGCACCTTGGATTTGGAGTGAACGATGGGCAAGACAATCAACCAGCTTTCGACGGCGTCGTCTCTCTCGTCGGGTGACCAGATCGTGGTCTACTCGTCGAACAACGGTGACGCGCGCAAGTCGGCGCTGTCGGCACTCATCAGCTTCTTCTCCGACTCGTGGGCAAATCCCGAGTTCGAGGTGCAGACCGCTGCGCCCACGTCGTCGGGCTTCACGGTGACGTTGACGTCGTCGTCGTCGTCGATCTGGGCGCAGATTGCTCCCACCGGCTCGTTCGCGGCGGGAACCGTGGTCTTGCCGGCTGTCGACGACAGCGTCGATGGCCAAGAGATCCTGCTCTCGTTCACGCAGAACATCACGACGCTGACCATCAACGGCAACGGCGCCACGGTGTCGGGTGTGCCGACCGGCATCCCATCGGGCGGCGGCACCATTCGTCTGCGCTTCGATGACCTCTCGTCGACGTGGACGTGTATCGGCCTCGCCACCCCTCGCGGCGCCCGTTCGACGAACGGCTACTCCATCGACGCCAGCGATGGCGGTGTGAACATCTCGGCGACGGGCGGGACCAACGTCGGCAGCATCGTGATCAGCGCGGGGTCTTCCGGTTCGTTCGTCCTGACGGGCGGAACGAGCTTCACTTTTCCATCGATCCCCGTCACCGGCCCGACCACGGTCACCACGTCGGCGGGCGTCGTCGTGCCCTTCGGCCTCGTCGGCTCCCTCCCGTCGGCGGCGTCGAACACCAACGTGATTCGCGGCGTGACCGATGCCAACGCCACCACGTCGGGCGGCGTTGTTGCTGGCGGCGGCGCGAACCGTCTCCTCGTCGTCAGCGACGGCACCAACTGGCGGATCGGCTGAGGTTTACCCATGGCGCAGGTCCCCATCCTCAGCGGCATCTACACGAGCAACGGACCAGACTACCGCGTGAGTCTGCCCGTCAACCTCGTGCCGGTGGCGTTGCCGAACGGGGCGAGCGCCGGCTACCTGCGGCCCGCTGAAGGCATCGTCGACGTCGGGACGGGTGTCGGCCTCACGCGCGGGATGATCTACTGGGAGGGCGCGATCCACGCGGTGCAGGGGACGTCGCTCGTGCGCATCGCCAGCGACGGCACGGTGACCACGCTCGGCACCATCGCCGACGGTGGGCCCGTGCGGTTCACCTACTCGTTCGACCAGCTCGCGGTCGCCTCGGGTGGCCGGCTCTACTACTGGGATGGCTCGTCGCTGGATGAGGTCACCGACACAGACCTTGGCGTGTGCGTCGACGTCGTCTGGATCGATGGCTATTTCATGAGCACCGACGGGACCAATCTCGTTGTCACCGATCTCACCGACCCGATGTCGATCAACCCGCTCAAGTACGCGAGCAACGAGGCGAACCCCGATCCCGTCGTGGGCTTGCTTCGACTGCGGAACGAGATCTACAGCTTCAACCGCTACACCATCGAGGTGTTCGACAACGTCGGCGGGTCTGGCTTTCCGTTTGAGCGCATCGAAGGCGCGCAGGTGCAGAAGGGCTCGCTCGGGACGTTCGCGGCGTGCGTCTACGGCGACGTCGTGGCCTTCGTCGGCAGCGGCTTCAACGAGGCTCCGGGCGTGTACCTCGCGCAGAACGGCACGGCGGTGAAGCTATCCACCGTCGAGATCGATCGCATCCTCGCCAGCTACAGCGAGGTCCAACTGGCCGACACGGTGTGCGAGTCGCGCATCTTCAACGGTCACGAGCACCTCTACGTGCACCTTCCCGATCGCACCCTCGTCTTTGACCGCGTCGCCACACAGGCACTCGGGCAGCAAGTGTGGTTCGTGTTGAGCTCGGGGCTCGTCGGCTACGAGCAGTACCGTGCGCGGTATTTCACGTTTGCCTATGACCGCTGGTGGGCCGGCGACCCAACGACGGACAGCTTCGGCACTCTCGACGAGAGCATCGGCACCATCTACGGCGACGCTCGTCGGTGGGAGTTCGCCACGGCGATGGTCTACAACGAGGGCAAGAGCGTCACAGTCAAAGCGCTGGAACTCGTCGCGCTCACCGGGCGTGTGGCTCTCGGCGCAGATCCGCGCATCTCGACGTCGTACAGCCTCGACGGCATGACGTGGTCTCTGCCGAAGTACATCAACGCAGGCACCATCGGCGAGCGTGGCAAGCGGCTGACGTGGTTCCGGCAAGGCGGCTTCCGAGACCAACGCTTCCAGCGGTTCCATGGCACGTCTGATGCGCACATCTCGGTCGCTCGCCTTGAGGCCGAGTTCGAGGGAGGCGCGTACTGATGACGTCGACGACAGCAAGCCTGCGGGTCACGCGCGAACAGCTTGATCGGCTGTGCGGTGGAGACCTGCGCCTGCGTCGCCAGTTTGAGCTTCTGTTCGCCGCCGTGGCGAGCGGTGGCGGTGGCGGAGGTGGCGCACCGTCGGGTCCTGCTGGCGGCGACCTCACGGGCACCTACCCAAACCCCACGATCGCAGCGGACGCCGTCACCAACGCCAAGATGGCGGACATGCCGGCGTCGACGTTGAAGGGCAACGACACCGGTGCATCGGCCAACCCGCAAGACCTCACGGTGGCCGAGGTCCACACGATGTTGGGCACCAAACCCTTCGGCGCGGACCCCGGCACCACCGAGGGCGTCGTCGGCTACGACGGCACCAACCTGTTTGAGTTCAGCAACCTCACGCACAACTCAGCGGACAAGCGCACAAGCACAAGCAGCCTTGAGGCTGGTCGGCTTGAACTCTTTGACATCGGTGCGCCGTCCCCGTTCGCCTCGCACGTTACCATCTACGCCGACAGCAGCGAGAACGTCATCGCGCTCAAGAGCACCGGCGACAGCACACGCCTCGACGCCGTCGAGGTCGCACAGGGCGGCGTGCTCATCTCTACACGCCCACGCATCAACTTCGTCAGCGGCGCTACCGTCAGCGACAACGCAGGCAGTGACCGCGCCGACATCACGATCACGGGTGGCGGCGGTGGCGGCGGTACGTTCGGGCAGGCCACGGCGACGTTCTCGGGCGGCGCGGACAGCGTGACGGTGACTGTTTCCGACACGGGAGTCACCTCGGGCTCCAACATCGTGGCGAGCATCGACATGGGTGCGCGCGACATCGACGAGATGGAGATGGCGCCCGTCGTCGTCTCTGTTGGCAACGTCGTCGCCGGTGTCGGGTTCGACATCATCGCAGTGTCGCTCGATGGTGACGCCGACGGTGCCTACCTCATCAACTACACAAGGGACTGAACCATGGCGCAAATCTCCACAGGCTCGTCGACAGCAGGCAAAGCGAACGTCAACGCTGACTTTCAGCTTGAGGTCAACCTGCCCACAGCGGCGGAGCAGGCAGGTTTTGCTCAGCAGGCGTTCGTCGTCGACACGTTGGCGAAGATCCAGCGCGTGACCCTCGGCGGCAGCGCCTACAGCGCCGAGGCTCGCCAGCTCATCGACATCAGCTTCAACAGCGCGTCGACGGCGTGGTCTGGCAAGTTCGGCACGAACGCCACGACGATGACGGCGGGCGTGCAAAACGGCTTTTTCCGCCTCAACAGCAGCGGCATCACGACGACGACGACGGGCGTCGCCTGCTACACCAACCGCGCGATCCTCATCGAGCGCGGCTATGAGGTGCGGTTGCGCGGTGTCATCCGCCACACCAGCGCCGCCGTCACCGGCAAGCAAGCCGAGTTCGGGATCGGCTACTACGCTTTTGCCGCTGGCCAAGCTGCGGCGATGAACGAATTCATCGGCTTTCGATGGACCACGGGCGGTGGGTTTCAAGCGGTGGTGGCGACGTCGGCGGGCGGTGCAGCGACGGAACAGACGGCCAACATCAACGGTGGCACGCCTCTTTCCGACAATGTCGCGCGCCAGTACGAGATCATCATCAACCCTGAGCGCGTCGAGTTCTGGATTGATCGCGTGTTTCAGGTGGCGATCGACCCGCCCACCAGCTTGTTCGGCGTCATCAAGTCGATCGGCTATCCGATCATCTGGCGCGTGTTCAACAGCGGTGTTCCGGCAGCAGCGCCCCTGTTCGACTTCGCCAACATCTCCGCCTTCAAGATCGGCGCCGACGACGGGCAGACGCACCCCGCGCGCATGTCGGGGATGGACAAGATCAGCCACTACGGCCAGCCCGACGTGTTGGCGGCGGCGACGGCGACGCACAACTTTCCAGGCAGCGGCACGGCACCAACGCCTGGGGCGACGGGCAGCAACACTGCCAGCGTGTTCAACAACACCGCGCTGATGGGCGGCTTCTTTCGCGCCAACGGTATCGCCATCACCTCGATAGCGCACTCAGTCGTGTGGATCGCTGGCTACCAGAATCCCGCCATCCCCACGGCGGCGGGTGCAGCGAACAACGGGCGCAACTTCTTCGTCACGTCGATCACGCTGAGCCCAACAGTCGTGACGGCGGCTCTCGTTGGCGGTGGGTTCGTGGCGTCGTGGATGGTGGGTGTCGGTGCGTCGGCGCTGTCGACGGCGACGGCGGACGCCAACGGAACGACAGCGGTCGCACAGAAGGCTCACCGCGCGTTCCCGCTCGAGCGTGTGTTCTCGTTCGCCGCAGCGGCCCCGCTCGGCACGATCGAGACCGGGCAGGGCGCAGGCACGGTGCAATTCACGACGCCGCTCTGCGTGCATCCTGGCGAGTTCCTGGCCATCGGCTGGCGTACACTCCAGGTGACCGCAGCGGTGACGGCGGGAACCATCGACGGCGGCATCTACGTCAACGGCTACTGGGATTGATCGCCTGCTCTGTTCTTCTGCGCTAACGTGCGCGCGCGAGGTGTTCGATGGACTTTGGCCAATGGCTCTTTGGTGAAAAGCCGACCGATGGGCAAGCGGACCTCGGGTGGGGCGACATGCTTGGCAACGCCGCAACGCTCGGTCTCTGGGGTGGCGCGAAAGCGTACTACCAGACCGGCGACGCGGGTCAGGCGCTCACCTACGGCAACCCGTTTGGCAATGTCGCGATCCTCGGCAGCATGGCGACCGGGCGTTACGGCGCCGACGACGCGGCTGCTCAAGAGGAGGCTGCACGCCTCGCCGCAGAGGAGGAGGCAGCATCCATCGCGGCAGCACAAGCAGCCCTCGACCCCTACAACCAAGCCGGTGTGCAGGCGACGGAACAGCAGCAGGCGTTGATGGGTTTGCTCGGCCCCGAGGCCCAGCGAGCGGCCTACGCGATGATCGAAAACTCCCCGGCGTTCCGTGCGCAGATGCAGATGGGCGAAGAGGCCATCTTGCAGAACGCAGCGGCGACAGGTGGGCTTCGTGGTGGCAACACCCAGGCGGCTCTTGCGCAGTTTCGCCCGCAGCTTTTGGACCAGCTCATTCAACAACAGCTTGGTGGCCTCTCTGGCCTTTCTGGGCAGGGCCTGGGCGCCGCTGGCCAGTTTGCCGGGCTCCAAGCGGGCTCGCGCTCCAACCTCGCTGGGATTCGCTCTGGCGGCGTTCTCGGGCAGCAGCAGAGCTACCGCGACGCGCGTCAGCAGATCACCGACCTCGGGATGCAGGGGCTCGGCATCGCGGCTGACGTCGGGGGCAAGCTGGCGACGGGAGGGATGCTCTGATGGCCGGCCCGTGGGATTTCAGCTTCCGCCCGCAGCGGTCGATGGCCGACGCCTTTGCCCAGGGCGTGAACCTCAACATGGGCCAGGGGCTCCTCGATGCGCGTGCCAAGGGCCAAGAGATGCGCATCCAGCAACAGGAGGCCCAGCAGCAGGCGTTGGAGTTCCAACAGAAGCAGGCGGCGCTTGCGCAGGCTCGGCAGGCGGCTCTCTTGCAGGCCCAACAAGCCGCCCAAGCCCGCGCGCAATGGGAGGCACTCGGCCCCGATGCCACCGTGCGCGACATGGACCTGCTCATTCAACAGAACCCGCAGGCGCTCGCGTTGCCGGGCTTCAAGGAGCAGTACGAGCGGCAGAGCGATGCGGCGAAGAAGCAAGCCTTCTCCGACCTCGCCGAACCGTTTGCGGCCTTGCAGAACGGCGACACGGCGACGGCGATCGACCTGCTTGACCGGCAGTGGGCCGGCTACACGAACGCCAACGACGAGAAGGCTGCCAAGTCGCGCGCCACCCTCGTCGAGATGGCCAAGACCAACCCCGAGGCTGCTCGCCGCCGAATCTTCGCCATGCTTTCCTCGGTGGCCGACAAAGACCAGCGCGAGGGTCTGCTTGCCCTCGACAGCGCCGATGTGAAGCTGCGCAAAGACACCGCCGAGGCCGAGAAGGCGGAGGAAGAGGCCCGCACGATTGCGGAGACGATCCAGGCCGATCTTGGTTATAAAACGGCACAGACCGCACAGCTCAACGCACAGGTGAAGAACTTCGCCGACCGGCTGAAATTCGACTACTGGGAAGCCAACAAGCGGTTCTCCATTGAGCGGGAAAAAGCCGACGCTGCACAACGCGCCAATGAAATCGAGGGCGAGAAGCTCACAAAAGGTGAGCTCGACGCGCAGAACGACTTCGCCGACGCCGCTGCAAAGTCGGGCATGATTGCAGACCGCGCTATTGTCATTCGCGACATGTTTGAGACGGGTCCTGCAAGGGATGCAATCCCGGGCGTTCCAGGAAAGATGATTGAAAAGGTCAAGTCTGTCACCGGATACAAAGACAAGGTGAGTCAGGCGCGCGGTGCCTATCTCCTCTTCAAGAACGAAAAGGTGATGGACCAGCTTCGTGGAACGGGTGCGGTGTCGAATTACGAAGCCAAAACGTTCGCCATGCCATTCCCCGAGGAAACCGACGACCCGGCCTACATTGGCGAGTACATGGACGCGATCGCTGGCGCCTCGACGAAGCTAGCGAAGATCAATGCTGCCAAATCGCAGTGGCAAGCGGCGAATCACTCGCTCGGCCAGATGAAGCGCGAAGGCGCGATGATCGACCTCGGGGATGGCGAGCCGATCGTGGTGCCGTACGGCATGACGTTCGACGTGTTCGCCAAAGAAGTCGCACAAGAGGCCGATGCTGCGAACGAGGCGCGCCGCGTCGAGAGAGCACGCGCGCGAGGTGAGGAATGAGCAAGACACCAAGCATGGCCGAGATCGCCGCGTTCGACGCAGGCCGGATGTCGCCCGAACAAGAGGCGGACTTTGCCGCGCGCGTGCAGCAGGCGGGCAACCTGTTCATCCCCAAGCGCTTCGCTCGAGCTCGGTCGCTGACGGCAAAAGGCCAGCAAGAGCAGGCGAAGACGCAGGAGACCCAGCAAGCCGCCGTTGACACCAGCCTTCAAAACTTCGACCCCGCTGTGTTGGCGCAGATGTCCCCCGAACAGCGCGCGCGCCTCGCTCGTGGTCAGCAGCTCGCTGAGGTCGCACGGCAGGGCGAGGTGGAAGCGGACCGGGCAGCGCAGGCCGATCGGATGACCCCGGTGGACAAAGCCGGCGCGTTCATCCTCGGTGCGGCAGACACGATGTCGCTCGGTCTCGCTGACGAGGCTGCCGGGGCGCTCAACGTCGCCGACCCCCGCAACAACCCGCTCGTGCGCATGGCGATGGGCAAGGAGGTTCTGAACCCCGCCGAGCTCTACACCCTGGGCCGCGACGAACAGGCGGAGGTCTCGCGGATTGCTCGTGAGGAAGTGGCCCCGATGTTCTACGGCGGCGGCTCACTCGCGGGCATCTTGCCGGGTGCTGTCGGCGGCGCAGGTTCAGCCGTGGCGCGCGCTGGGCTCGCTGGCAAGGTCATGCAGGGCGCCAAGGTCGGCGGCGGTCAGGCGGCGCTACAGGGCTTTGGTGAGGGTCGCGGCCTTGCAGACAGCGCCCAGAGCGCTCTGGTGCAGGGTGCCATCGGCGCCTTGTTCGGTGCGGGTGCCGGTGGTGCGTCGACGCTGGCCACCAAGGCGGGGCGAGAAGCCGCGAAGGCCGGCGTGCAGCAGGCGGGCGCGCGCGCTGTGTCGTCGGTGAAGAGCGCAGCCGGGCGAGCGGTGCCCACGGTGGCGTCTGTCGCATCCAAGATCGACGACATGGACCCCGCCGCAAAAGCGATGGTCGCCGTGTTGGGTGGGCCACAGGCCATCGCGGCCATGGGCGCGGCTCGCGTGCTTCGCAAGCTGGCTCCCGAGGTCGCCGACGCAACGCCGTTTATCGTGGAAGAGGCGCCCTCGTGGCTCGCGAGCATCACCGATGACGCAGCGAAGGCGGCGAAGACGTCGGCCAGTGGCCTTGAACTCGCCCGGCCCGCTGGTGCCGCTGCCGAAGGCGGAGACGACGCGATCCGATCGATGGTGACCCGCGAGATTGAAGACCTCGCCGCGAGTTTTGAAGGCGGCACGGCGGGCCCACAGACCCGCTCATCTGTGGGCGCTGTCGGGCCCAGTGGCGTCGACCCCGAGGCTGTTCGCGCACAGATAGCGGCGATCAAAGCTGGCACCCCCATCCCCACTGGCGGCATCCAACAGAGGACGGCGGCGGGTCGGCGGGCGATGCCCCAAGCCCAAGCGCCCGCCCCTCGACGGCTGAACGACGACGAGATGACGGCCCTTGTGCGCGCGAAGGCCATCGAGCTCGGCACCACCGACGCGGCCACCATCTCCAGCGCGGCGGGCATCTCGTCGTCAGCGGCATCGCAGGCTCTCCAGCGGCTCGCGAAGACGTTCAGCTTCCGCGACGCCGTCGAGAAGGCCCGGCTGTCGAGGGGTGGCGCGCCAGCCCCCGCGCCGGCTCCCGCTGCGTCCCCGCCGTCGAGGATGAACACGCAGGAGATGTCGGCGCTCGTCGGGCGTCCGATGCCACCGGGCTCATCTGCGGTGCCCACGATGGCCCCTGCGCCCCCTGCGACGATGCCCCCGCCCCCGCCCGAGCTCGTCGAGTTCTTTCTCATGAAAGGCGCCACGCGAGACCAAGCGCTTGCCCAGGCGTACGCGGTCATGGCCAAGTCGTTCGCGACGCCACAGGGTGCAGTGGGCCGGCAGCGTTCGGCGGCTCCGTTCTCGGGTGAGAAGCCGGCGAAGATCGCCACACCGAAGGGCCGCAACCACGCATCGGCTCCGTTCAAGAAGAAGGCTAACCGATGACCGTCTCCATCTTCTCGCCCTTCCCGCGCTTCGACGACACCGATGGCCAGCCCCTCGACGGCGGGTTCATCTACATCGGCGTCGCGAACATGGACCCGTTCAGCAACCGCGTTGACGTCTACTCCAACGCCGCGCTGTCGGTGGCTCTTGCTCAACCGCTTCGCACGTCGGGTGGGTTCATCGTCGACGGCAGCGGCACGCCCATCAACGTTTACACCGCAGCCGACTTCTCGATCAGCGTCCGCAACCGGCTCAACGTTGAGATCTACTCGTTGGCGTCCTACGGGTTCCGCATCTTCGCCAACGCGATCACGTTCGATACGCTGACAGTGAACACGTCAATCATCCCCGACGCAGCGGGTGGTGCAACCAACGGCACAAGCACTCGCCCGTGGACCCGCGTCACGTCGCGCGATGTGCACACCAAAGAGCTGTCGATTTTCAGCCAAGATCAGCCAACGGTGAGCGCCGACCTCGGCAAGGTCACTCAGTTGATGATGCCGCTGCTCGCGGTCAACCAAACGAGCCTCGCCGCGTTTCCCTCGGCGACGTGGTTCAACGGCTACAACACCGACACCGCGTCTTGCACGCACACCACGACGGGCGCCTACACCGTCGTCCCCGAGGTGCCGTTGCCGTCGACGAACGTGATCGTCAAAGTGGCGAGCATCGACGACGCATCGTCTGGCTTCCGCTCGGTCATGGCGCGCGTGGTGAGCACGACTGAGATCGCCGTGCGCGTCTTCATCCCCGACACTGCAACCGCGACAGACGGTCGCTTTTCCCTCTCCATCGAAGGCAATCCCGCCGTCGCTGACCCCATCTCCTAGGAGCACCCACCATGAGCAACACCGAGATCGACAAGGCCGGCTACGGCCCCCTTGAAGGCCAAGAGTTCGTCATCCCCTACAACGCCAACCTCGGGACCACGCCAGACGAGGTCACCGCCGAAACCGCGTTCCTCACCGCGCAGCTCGCGTTCCCCGAAGCGAAGTTCTGGCGCGTGAAGATCTACAACCCCTCGGCGTCGGCCACCCTCGCATGGGGCACGGGCGAGAACCGCTCCACCATGACGGCGGATTTCGCCTCCACGGCGGGCTCGCACATCGGTCCGGGGCAGACCGAATACTTCGCGATCCAGGGCAGTCGTGGCGGTGTCCCTCTCCGCAAGCTGTGGCTCGTCTCCAGCGCTGCCGGCACCTCGGCCAGCGTCACGGTAACCCCGGTCACCTGATGTGGCGTGGCGGGCGTTCCAGGCGGTTTGGGTGGTCAGTGTCGGCAACGTCGACGATGACTGCTCCCATTGCCCCAAACGCAATCCCCAGCCTCGCCGCGTGGTTTAAGAGCGACGTCGGTGTCACCCTGGCCACTGGCGTCTCGGCGTGGGCTGACCAGAGCGGCGCAGGCAGGAACCTTGTGCAAGCGAGCGGTGGCCTACAGCCGTCATTCGCATCCAACGTTGTTGCCAGCAAGCCGGCCCTCACGTTCGACGGCGCCGACGACTTCCTGCAAGTCGCCTTCGCCCTCGCCCAGCCAACCGCGATCTACCTCGTCATGCGCCCCAACGTGCTCGTGGCGGGCGACACCTACGTCGACGGCGCAGCGGCTGTGCAGTCGATGGCCATCGAGCACGCGCAGGTGACGCCAAACCGACTGCGCATCAACGCAGGGTCCAACCTCACGGCGACACCAGCGATGCCTGTGAACACTTGGGGGATCACGACGGCGTTCTTCGATGGCGTGTCGTCGTTCATCGAAACCGCCGACAACGTTGGCCTCTCGGGCAACGCAGGCGCGACGGCTGGCGGCGGCATCACCCTCGGCGCACGCCAGGATGGCACGTTGGCAGCCGGGTTCTCTGTCGCAGAACTCGTGGTGTTCTCGGCCATCCCGTCGACGCCGAACCGCGCCGGCTTGCGCGCCTACTTCCGCGACAGGTACAGCATCTGAGGTGACCGCATGAAGACGTCGTGGAGCCCTCGTTTTGGTTGGTGGATGCGGCGTCCCGTGTCGACGTCTCCTGCGCCATGGACCCCCGCGCAGCTTTCCCCGCAGCTCTGGGTGAAGAGCGACACCGGCATCACGATCGCGACGGGTGTATCTGACTGGGCCGACCAGTCCGGCAACAGCAACCACCTCACGCAAGCGAACGGCACGCGACAGCCGACCGTCGTCGCGGCGGCACTCAACGGCCTCGACGGCATCCAGTTCGACGGCACCTCAGACTTGATGAACTCGCCGGCTTTTGCGCGCACGGCCCCATCGACGGTGTTTCTCGTCATGCGGCAAGACACATGGACGGCCAACGACTTCGTCTTTGAGTCGGGAACGGCGGGATCGTTCTCGATGTTCCAGCGCACGGCGACACCAAACGTCGCGATGACCTCGGGCGTCAACCTCGACAACGGCAACCTCGCGGTCGGCACGTTCGCCCTTGTCACATGCATTTTCAACGGCGCATCGTCGGTGTTCCAGGTTGCATCGACGACGGAGAGCACGGGCGACACCGGCGCGGGCGCAGCTAACGGCTTCACCCTCGGCGCTCGCCCCACCACCACCGGTTTCTCCAACATCACGGTGATGGAAGTCGTCGTGATGAGCGGCGTGGCCACCACCACGCAACGTGACGACTTCAAGACCTACTGCGTCAGCAGATATGGAATCGGACCATGATGATCGCCCACTTCCTCGCAGCATCCGTCGCCCTCTCCTCCGGCTCGTGGTCGGCGTCGTCGACGTGGGACACCCCTCCTGTCGTTGGCTCGCACGTCGAGATCCCGGATGGTGTCGTCGTCGTCGTTGACGTCTCGCCCCCCGACCTCTCTGGCGTCGACGTGGATGGCTCGTTGACGTTCGATCCGTTCGTCGACGTTCACTTGCGCAGCGCCGGCAACGTCGTCGTGCACGGCTTGCTCACCATGCGCCCGCTTGCTCCGTCGGTGGAGCATCGGCTGACCTTCATCGGCGTCGACGAGAGCGCCTTTGTCGGCGGCGGGCACAGTGTGTTGGCCAGCGATGTCGGGCTGTGGGTCATGCACTCGGGCACCCTCGACGCAGCCGGGCACCCTCGCCGCGCGTGGTCTCGCATCGTCGGCGGGGCTCCGTCGGGGGCCTCGGTCATCGTCGTCAACGACGCCACCGGCTGGCAGGTGGGCGATGTCGTGAGCATCGCGCCCACCGACCCGCCCAATGTGCCGGGGTTCGCGGTGCGTTTTGAAGAGCGCACGATTGTCGACGTCGACGGCAACATCGTCACGCTGTCATCGCCGCTCGCGTGGTCACATCAAGGCGCGGTCGGGATCGGTGCCGAGGTCTTCAACCTCACGCGCAACGTCGTCATCGAAGGCCAACCCACCGGGCGCGCGCACGTTGCGCTCATGGAGCCAGAGCAGCCCATCTACCTCAGCCACATCACCATCCAGCACATGGGCCCGCGCAAGGTGCAGGATCTCTCGGTGCCAACGAAGATCCTCGGGCGCTACTCGCTGCACATCCACCACGGCGACGACCTCACCGACGGCAGCTTGGTCGAGGGCGTGCTCGTGCGTGACGGCATGTCGCATTCCTTCGTTCCGCATGCCTCACACGGCGTCACCCTCCTCGACACGGTGGCCTACAACGTCCGCGAGGATGGCTATTGGTGGGACCCGCCCGACGAACACGGCACGCACGCCACCCACCGGCAAATCTGGGAGCACTGCGCGGCGGCTCTCGTGTCGGCAAACGTCTCGACAACCGACCGGCGCCTTGCAGGCTTCGTCTTGCGCGGTGGCGACGACAACCAGATCATCGACAGCGTGGCAGTGGGCATCCAAGGCCGCGACGACGCGGCGGGCTTCCAGTGGCCCGAGGGCACGTCGTCGACGTCGGCGGTGTGGAACTTCTCGCCCGGCAACGTCGCCCACAACAACGTCGCAGACGGGATCTTCGTTTGGCAGAACACCGGCGCCACTGAGCACACGGTGCGGGGCTTCGTCGGCTACTACAACGGCGACGCTGGCATCACGCACGGCGCCTATACCAACGACTACCACTACGAAGATGCGACGCTCTACGGCAACGGCGTCACCGGCGTTTCCCTTGAGGCGACGTCGCGGTCAGTGGCGGAAGCGATCACGTTCGATGGCCTCGTCATCGACGGCGCTGGCATCGGTGGCGACGGCATCCAGACCCACCGCCACAAGCAGATCACGACGTGGGGCTTCCTGCGCAACGTGAAGATCAGCAACGTCGCGAAGGCGTGGCGAGCCGCATGGGATGGCACGTCGAACAACCCCGATTTGTGGGTGGTCATCAACCTCGACGTCGACGACGTTCCCGTGGCCGACCGCTGGGACCTCGATGCCGTGGGCATCCGTCCCGAGAGCGAGATTCGCGCGATCGACACGCACGGCAACCTCACCCGGCTGTTCCCTTTGACGTCGCCGTCGACGTGCGCGAC